ATACTTTATGGCATTGTAAATGTGATTGTGGCAATGAATGTGATATAGATATGGGTAATTTAAGAGCTGGTAAATCTCAATCATGTGGCTGTACTCAATCTAGACAAGAAGAAAATATTATTAAATTATTAACTCAAAATAATATTTTTTTTAATTATCAATATAAATTTAATGAATATAAAGAAAAAAAATTTGATTTTTATATAAATAATCAATATATAATTGAATTTGATGGAATACAACATTTTAAATATACTGGGACGGGATGGAATATTCAAGAAAATTTTGAAAGAACAAGAAAAAGTGATTTAGAAAAAAACAAATATTGTTTTGATAATAATATACCTCTTATTCGCATCCCTTATGATGCAGAATATGATTTAAATGATCTTAAACTTGAAACAACAAGATTTTTACTAACACCAGAAAATGAAAAAGAGTATTATGACTCAAGAAAATAAAGGAGTAAAAAATGAAAATGAATATTCTTTCAATAAATTTTATAACATTTAGACATGCTGTAATTAATGATCCAGAATGTAGATATATTATAATGAATGAAGAAACATTAAAATTTCTTCAAGAAGGTGGTTATGTAAAACCTTTATTTAAAAATAAAGATGTATCTTATTTTTATGGAGTTCCTATTGCCATTTGTAACGATTTAACAGTTGGACAAATAGAATTAGTGAGGTAAAGTATGCAGGAAGATAATATTATAAAAGCAATTCCATATTTATTAACAGATGTATCTGAATTTACTCTAACGAAAGAACCAACAGAAGAAGAGCTGGAAATAATTCTTTCTTATGGTTTTATGTTTATGAGTAAAATCGTTACAACCAATGGTACTTATTATACATTTAGGAGAAGATATTATGAATATTGAAATAAATCCAGGTATTATTATATCTAAACTAGATATAAAAGATGGCGATATAATTACTGTAACAATAGATACAGATAAATGGGATTTAAATCACGCTACTGAAATGCTGTATGCTTATAAAGAAATTTTTCCAAATAATAAAGTAGTTGGAGAATTAAAGGGAATGGAGATAAGTGCGGGCACTGGGTCTAGCCAAGAATAACATCAGGCGCCCGCCCGCATTTTTTATTTGATTTTTATTTAAAAATATGTTATAATATTTATATAAAATAAAAAAGGAGAATTAATAATGGAAAAATTAGCAAAAGGTAGCATAGATATAAATGATTTTATAGAATATTATAATAATAAAGATGAACATGAAAAACATCTTAAAGGATATATGTTTGATTCTCTTGTTTATCGTTATAAAGATGCTCTTTATAGAGCTTACTCTTGTGAAGCCAGATTAGATAAGTATGGAAGATTCCTTGAAGAAGCTATGAATCGAGATCTTATGAGATTTATCGAGATTTTGGATGAAGCAATAGGAGAACATGATTAATATGATTCAGAATTATACTAAATGTGAACAGTGTGAACATAATAAAGTTTGTTCTTATAAAGAAATACAGAAAGATGTAATGAGTAAAATGGAAGGGCGCTTAGATAATGCTTGTTCTCCAGAAATTTTTAAATTTTCTTTTGAATGTAAAGAATATAAAGCTATTGAAACAACAATTAAAAACCCATTTGCATAAAGGAGAGCATGATTAATGTATAGATTAGTAGAAGAAAATAAATTAAGAAGATTAATTGAAGGAAATATGATTTATGACGAACTTTGCGCTCAAGGAGTGGACAACTGGATTGGATGTGATTTTATACATTATCCAGATATAGATGAAATTGAAGCAAAGTTAGATAAATATGATAAATTTGAGAAGCGAGATGATTAAAAATGGGAATGTATACTGAATTAGATTTAAAAGTAGCTATTGAAGATAATCCTATTGTAGTTAATATTTTAAAAGATCTGTCTACAGATGGATCCTTATCTATCAAAGACCGACTCGATCATCCTTTTTTTAAAACAGATAGATGTGATATGGTAGGTTGGGGTGGAAGCTATTACTTCGATGGTCAGCCTCATATTCAATTCAAATATGATGAAATTGCAAAATGTTGGTTTCTTACAACTTGTTTTAATTTAAAAAATTATGACCAAGAGATTGAAAAATTTCTTGATTGGTTATGCCCCTATATTTTAACAGAAGGATATATTGGAACTTATTGGTATGAAACAGCAACTGAACCTACGAATATCTACAAAATAAATGGGAGAATTATGATAGAAGGAAATTTTCTCGATAAATATTAAAGAGGTGTTATTTTATGATTAAATCATTATATCCAATATTTCAGAAATGGAGTGCAACAGGTTCAGTTTATATAATCTCGGATACTCACTTTGATGATTCAGATTGTAAACTCATGGATCCTAACTGGATTACTCCACAAGAGCATATAGAAATAATAAAACAAGATGCGCGGAAAGGGGATACTCTTATCCACCTTGGTGATGTAGGTAATCCAGATTATCTCGATGAACTTAAATGCTACAAGGTATTAATTACAGGCAACCATGATGTACTTAGTAAAGTAGCTAGTCATTTTGATGAAGTATATACTGGTCCTTTATTTATCGCAGACCGCCTTATATTAAGTCATGAGCCAATTCAGGGATTAGAAGACTGGTGTTGTAATATACATGGGCACGATCATGCATCAACATTTAGACATAATCATGTTAATTTAGCTTCAAATGTATATCATTTTAGAGTATTTAATCTTGGAGCTAGTATTAAAGGTGGATTACTTAGCCAAATAGAAAATATACATAGAGTAACTATTGATAATGCTACTTTAAGAAAACAAGAGCGAGAAGAATATTCATTATATTTTGGTGATAAATTTGCTAGAGAATTAACTGATATAATTCATAAGGAGAAAAATAATGAGAGATCCTAATAGATTAGATAACTTTTATACAGAACTTTGTCAGATACATAAAGAATATTTTCCAGATTGGAGATTTGGTCAGCTATGTTCAAACTTTTTTGGTTGGCTTGCAAGCGCAAAACAGACAGACCTTTTCTTTCCAGAAGAAAGTAGAATGTTAGAATATCTACATGAATATTGTGAAGGTAATGTTAGCCCTTGGAAGAAAGGAAATAAATAATATGGAGATATTTAAAACAACAAGACAAGTTGAAAAGATAAAAATTGATGAAAATGATTTTTTGAAATTTTTGAAAAACAGTTACCCAAATGATGAAGATATTCAAAAAATAAAATCTTTAGACGAAATAGAGAAATATTGGGGAATATCTGAATTTGATGCTGAAATAGAAGAATATTGTATTAAAAATAAGATTGAAAGTTCACTTATAGATAGTTATACTTTTCATTATACTGACTATGATGAAGCCTATGAGGATATGGAATGGGGGATACATTAATTATGTGTTCATTATGTGATAAAATATATACAGAAAAACAACTGCAAGATTGGATAAATGATTGGCATCATATAAATGGAGATAATACAATAATAGGTAAGAAAATTAATTATTATTTATATATAGCTATTGATGATGCTTATTATACTCCTCAAACAGCAACTTTAATAAATTATTGTCCTGCCTGCGGTAAAAAATTATGAAACTAGCTACAAGTTACTTTTACCAGATTCGTCACTTTAAACAATGGATGATTCCCGTTTCTACAGCATTATCAGATCCAGACTGGTATAGACCAAGAGAAGGACAAGAATATTTCTTAGATAATCGAGGTATCGTAAATGGTTTAAGATATGAACCACTTATAGTCCAGCGGGAAGGCATTCATACCTGTCCATGTGACGCTAGAGACCTGGCGCCCGCATGTCCAACAATGATTGAATATGAACAATTATTATTCTCTCTTGTTGATAAAGAACGCACACTTCGAGCTTTTGAATATTGTGCAGCTAAGTTCAAAAAAGAATTAAATTTGCCTTGCGAACCAATTATCGTACTTATGGTGTATGAAACTCCATCTAATCCATGTAGTGAACGAGCTGCATTACAAAAATTTTTTCAATGTAAAGAACTAAAATACCCTATTTCTTAAAGGAGAAAATATGGAACAAATTGAAAATTATATTAATTTCTTTTGGTACAATAGAGATAGAGAAAAATTTGATTATTGGTTTGTATTTGAGAGGAAAGATAAATGAAAGAATATATATGTTATATCCTTTATGGAGATGAACCAAAACAAATAAAATTATCAAATGATAGATTTATAATTAAAATTATTAAAATAAATGATTCTGAATCTAATTATGATAAAGCTGATTGTTGGTTTTGTGGAACAAGATACACAACTGTTTATTGTGATATATATTTTACAAAAAGCATAATTGGTCAAATGATGATAAAAAATATTTTTAAACCATCTGCAAATATTGGTAATTGTGAATTTTATTTAATATAGCGGGCGCGGATCTAGACTAAAGAAGGACTAGGCGCGGCCGCCGCATTATTTTTTATACTTGCATTTTATTAAAAATTATGTTATAATATTATATAAAGTAAAAAAGAAAAAGAAATGAGGAATGAAAATGCCTAGATTTGAAGTTCATTCACACACGATGTATAGCAATATAAGGCTACTTGATAGTATTAATCGTCCAGATCAATTAATTAAAAGAGCAATTGAGATTGGATTAGCTGGAATTGCAATTACAGACCACGAGAGCCTTTCATGTCATATTGAGGTTAATAAAATTGCAAAGCAGTTAAAAGAAACTAATCCTGAATTTAAAATAGCTTTAGGGAATGAGATATATCTTACAGATACTAGAGAGTCCGGTCAAAGATATTGGCATTTTATTCTTATAGCTAAAGATGCAATAGGGCATCGCCAGTTAAGAGAATTATCATCTTTAGCTTGGATGAATTCATATTTTGATAGAGGACTTGAAAGAGTTCCAACTTTAAAATCAGATCTTGAGAAAGTAGTTAAAACAAATCCAGGTCATTTAATTGCAACTTCCGCATGCATAGGCGGAGAGTTATCTGGAAATACATTAATAATGGAAAATGCAAGAAAAATTGGTGATAATGAGACAGCAGAAAAAGCAAAACAAAATATTATTAATTTTGCATTATGGTGTAAAGAATTATTTGGCCCAGACTTTTATATTGAATGCGCGCCTGGCGCATCAAAAGAGCAGATTATTGTAAATAAGAAACTCGTAGAATTAGCACAAGTTTTTGATTGCAAGATGGTAATTGGTTCAGATGCTCATTATCTTAAAAAAGAAGATAGGTTTGTGCATGAAGCATATCTGAATAGTAAAGGTGGAGAGCGCGAAACCGCACAATTTTATGAGTATGCCTATCTTCAAAGTGATGAAGATATAAGAAAGAATTTAGCTCCTTCTATTGGTGATTTAACTGATATTATGTATCAGAATAGTATGGAGATTTATAATAAAATAGAATTTTATGATTTGACTCATCCACAGGTTATTCCTTCTGTTGAGGTTAAAGACTATCCTAAATCTTTAACTCCTACAAGATATTTTGAAGGATTAGATGAAAATAGATATCCTACTTTAATAAATATGTTTGTTTCTAATGATAAATATGAAAGATATTGGGTAAATGAATGTTATAATAAATTATTAAAAAAGCATATTTGTAATGAACAATATCTTGATAGACTTGAAGAAGAAGCTGATATTAAGAAAACAGTAGGTGAAAAATTAGGAACTAATATGTTTAGTTATCCCATAACTCTTGCTCATTATGTAGATATGTTTTGGGAATGTGGTTCGATAGTAGGCGCGGGACGTGGTTCATCTTGTTCTGGTCTTAATCATTATTTATTAGGTGTAACACAGCTCGATCCTTTAAAATGGAACTTCCCATTCTGGAGATATTTGAATAAAGAGCGAGTTGAATTAGGTGATATAGACTTAGATTTATGTCCATCCAAGCGTCCGCTTATTATTCAGAAAATTAAAGAAGAGCGTGGTAAGAATTTTAAACCTGAAATAGATGAGATATCTCGCAAGAACTTAGGATGCACGATGGTAGCGACATTTGGAACTGAAACAACAAAAAGTACAATTTTAACAGCTTGTAGAGGTTATCGTTCTGAAGAATACCCTGATGGAATTGATGTTGATACTGCACAATATCTATCATCTCTTGTTCCTCAAGAGAGAGGATTTTTATGGACGTTAAATGATGTTATCAATGGAAATAAAGAGAAAGATAGAAAACCTGTTAAAACATTTATATATGAAGTAGAGCAATATCCAGGACTTATTGATATTATGTTGGGTATTGAGGGATTAGTTTCTCGTAGAGGTATTCATGCATCTGGAGTTATTATGTTTGATGAAGATCCATATGAATTTGGATGTTTTATGAAAGCACCTAATGGAGAAATAACAACTCAGTATGACTTACATATGGCGGAAGCCGCTGGTATGACAAAGTACGATTTCTTGTTAACAGAAGTACAGGACAAGATCGCACAATGTATTAAATTTCTACAAGAGAACAATGAGATTGAACAAGATTTAACTTTAAGAGAAGTTTATGATAAATATTTTCATCCTGATGTATTAGATATTGAAGATAAAGAAGTATGGAAAAATATACAAGATGGAAAAATATTAAATATATTTCAGTTTGATTCTCCAGTAGGTAGCCAGGCAGCGAAAAAGATAGCTCCTAAAAACATGGTCGAGTTAAGCGATGCAAATGGCTTAATGAGACTTATGACCGCAGAAAAAGGTGCGGAAACCCCAATGGATAAATATATTCGATTTAAGAATAATATTAAACTTTGGTATGATGAAATGAAAGCTGCTCATTTAACAGAGTCAGAAATGAAAACTCTTGAACCATACTTTAAAAGTTCATATGGAGTTCCACCATCACAGGAACAGTTGATGATGATGTTGATGGATGAAAATATATGTAATTTTAATTTGGCTGAAGCGAACGCCGCTAGAAAAATAGTTGGTAAAAAGCAAATGTCAAAGATTCCAGAACTAAAAGAAAAAATTTTAAAACAAGCATCTTCCGCAATGTTAGGTAAATATATTTGGGAATGTGGTGTAGGACCTCAGATGGGATATTCTTTTAGCGTAATTCATGCAACAGCATACTCGTTCATTGGATATCAAACTGCATACTTAGCTACTCGTTGGAATCCTATATATTGGGACACCGCTTGTTTAGTTGTAAATAGCGGAAGTCTTGAGGAAGATGCTGAGTATGAAATATATGAAGATAATTTTAATGAAGAAGTAAAGAAAAAAGAGAAAGGCGCGGATTATGCTAAAATTGCCAAAGCTATTGGCGAAATAACCTCGCATGGTATTGAAGTATCTTTAGTTAATATTAATACTTCTGATTATGGTTTTGAACCAGATATTAAAAATAATCGTATTCTTTATGGATTAAAAGCATTAAGTAATATTAATGCAGAAACAATAGAGAAGATTAAATATGGTCGTCCTTATATTGGAATTAAAGATTTTATGATGAGGTGCCCATTAACTAAAGTTCCAATGATTATGTTAATTAAAGGCGGGGCTTTTGATGAAATTGAAACAAAATTAAATAGAAAAGAGATAATGGCATATTATATATCTCAAATTAGTGAACCTAAAAAGAGATTAACATTACAGAATTTTAATGGTTTAATGCAAAATAATTTAATTCCAAAAGAATTAGAAATGCAAATTAGAATATTTAATTTTAATAAGTATTTAAAGAGTTTTAAATATAAAGAATATTTTGTATTAAATGATACAAGTTTAGAATTTATTGATAGATTTTTAAAAGACTATTCTGAATTAATCGAAACAATAGATGATAAGATTTGTATTAATCAGAAAGAATGGGATAATGTATATCAGTATTATATGAATGATGCTCGTAGTTGGTTGAAGGAAAATCAACAAGATATTCTTAATCAATATAACGATATATTATTTATGAATACTTGGAATAAATATGCTGCGGGAACTGAATCAGCATGGGAAATGGATTCATTATGTTTTTATCATGGAGACCATGAATTAAAAAATATTGATAATAGAAAATATAATATAGTTGATTTTAATAGTTTACAATCTGAAGAAGTTGATTATTTCTTTAAAAGAAATAATAATCAGATCCCGATATATAAATTATATAGGATAGCTGGAACGGTACTTAATAAAAATGATGCACGTCATAGTATTAGTTTATTGACAACAACAGGAGTAGTTAATGTAAAGTTCACAGGCGAGTATTATAGTATGTTCAAACGCCAGATTAGTGAAGTACAAAGTGATGGCTCAAAAAAAGTTGTAGAAAAAAGTTGGTTTAAACGAGGAACTAAACTTATGATTACTGGTTTTAGAAGAGATGATACTTTCGTTGGAAAAACTTATAGTAAAACTGTTGGACATCAATTATATAAAATTGTTGACATAATAGGACCAGATATAAAATTGCAACATGAAAGAGTTACTACTAAATCAACAATAGAAGAGGATGAATATGAAGAATGAAGGCGGGCGCCGGACCTAGTCCGGTGTAATCCCAACCGCCGCATAGAAAGGAATGATTAAATGAAATTATCAATTATAGTACCTTGTTATAACTGTTCAAAAACTATTGGTCGATTACTTGACTCTATTGTTAATAACGACCTTGAAAAAGAAGAATATGAAGTTATTATAGTAGATGATAAATCTACTGATAATTTTCTTGATATAGTAAAAACTTATGAAGATAAAATAAATATAGTTTATACGACCACGACTCGCGATTTCCATTGCCCGGGGAATACCCGTCAGGCTGGACTTCCGCTTATTAGAGGAGAATGGTTTGCTTTTATAGATAATGATGATGCATTTGAACCAAATATATTCAAAAAAGTATTTCAAATTATTGAAGAAGAAAAAGTTGAATACGTATTAAGCACTAGTTTTGTTAGATATAATTGGGAACAACAAGCTATAGTACATGATTATGCCTCGTCTTTTTCAACAAATACTTGGCTCCATGGAAAATTTTATAATACACAAAAAGTTTTGAATGAATTAAATATTCATTTTAAAGAAGATTTATTTTCTCACGAGGATTTATATTTTAATCTTTCGTTACGAGCAACTTTATCTGGAATGAATAAAACTTTTGTTTATCATCCAGAGCTTTATACTTATAAATGGATATTTAGACCTGATTCACTTTCATATATAAAAACAGGCAATTTAATGTACATTGAAAAGTATTTTAAAGAATATATATATTCAACATCAGAACCTTACTTTGAGCATGTTAATAATGTTAATATTGATTGGATAAGAGAGCAACTTATTGCTACAATGCTTTATGGATATTTATATTATCAATGTGGTATTTTTAGAGCTAAAGATATTTATCCAACAGATAATTTAGTAGCACTTAAAGAATTAAAACAGAGAATGAATAAAGAACTGGGACTTACTGATTGGGATATTATAAATTATGTAAATACTTTCCCTCAGCTATATCGAGAATATAAAGAAGGCGTTTATACAGCTATTTATCCTTTTGTTGAAACCCAAAGTTTTAGAGATTTTATTTTAAATTTATAAGGAGCAAATATGACAGATAAAGAATTTGATGAATTAATTAAAATAGAATTAGGTGAAGTTGACAATGTTAACCATCCAGATTATTATAATCAAGGTAATATAGAAGTAATAGATTACATTGAAGATCAAGGCATGATGTCTGGCTTCTGTTTGGGCAATGCTATTAAATATATATCTAGAGCGGGAAAGAAGAATCCTGAAACTGAAATTGAAGATTTATCTAAAGCTCGTTGGTATTTAGATAAATATATTAAATATCTCCAAGACAAAAATGGATAATTTATCTTCTGCAAATTTTATATAAATATGTATCCTTAAATTAATAATAACTAGGAGGAATAATGAATGTATACAATAAAAAAACGTGATGGTAGGTCTGTACCTTTCGATCCAGAAAAAATTAAACAGGCTGTTTCAAAAGCTTTTATAGAAGTAGATGGAGAAATTACTCCATATGCAGAAGAAAAAGCTAAAAATATTGCTAATTATATTGAAGGTTACATGGAAGGACAACCTAATGAGCTAACCATTGATGATATTCAGACTCTTGTTGAAAATGGACTAATGGCTTGCCGCAGAAAAGATGTGGCTAGAGCATATATTGAATATCGTCACGATAGAGACAAAACTAGAAAATGGAACAATCAAATGATGACTATAATGAGTGAAAAACTCCAAGCTAGTAATGTTCAAAACCAAAATGCTAATGTTGATGAACATAGCTTTGGTGGAAGAAAAGGCGAGGCAGATTCTATCATTATGAAACAATATGCTCTTGATAATTGTATGTCTGAAAAATCAAGAAACAGACATTTAAATAATGAAATTTATATTCATGATTTATCTGATTATGCTATTGGAGATCATAACTGCCTTAGTATTCCTTTTGATGATTTACTTGCAAATGGATTTAATACACGACAAACAGATGTGCGTCCCGCAAATAGTGTTAATACTGCATTTCAGCTGGTCGCTGTAATTTTTCAGCTTCAATCTTTACAACAGTTTGGGGGCGTTTCTGCGACACATCTAGATTGGACTATGGTTCCTTATATAAGAAAAAGCTTTAACAAACATTTTTGTAATGGGTTAAAATATATAGAAAATCAAGAAGATCAAAAAGAAGCATATACTCATCCAAGTGGTTCTTCTATTGAAAAAGTTAGTATAGAAGATGAATGGTATAAAGATTTTCCAAAAGCATATCAATATGCTATGGACATGACAATCAAAGAAACACAGCAAGCGGTTGAGGGCATGTATCATAACCTAAATACATTACAATCAAGATCTGGAAATCAATTGCCTTTTACCTCTATTAATTATGGTACTTGTACTTTACCCGAAGGCAGAATGATAATCAGAGCTCTTCTTGAAGGTAGTATTAAAGGAGTTGGAAAATTACATAAAACAAGTATTTTTCCTTGTGGAATTTTTCAAGTGATGAAAGGGGTAAATAAAGAGCCTGGAACGCCTAACTATGATTTGTATAGACTAGCATTAAAATCTACAGCTAAGCGTCTATATCCTAACTATGCTAATGTAGACTGGTCTGGTAATGAAGGTTATGATAGAAATGACCCACGTACATATTTCTCTACAATGGGATGTCGTACAGCAAACGGCTGGGATATAAATGGATTTGGTCAGCTTAAAGACGGACGTGGAAATATTTGTCCTGTAACTATAATTCTTCCAACAATAGCAATGGAAGCAGAGGAAAAAGCTGCTCTACATAATACAAATAATGGTTTTGATGGAAATACAGTTTTTGAAGAAGAAGTAATTGATACATTTATGGAAATGCTTGATGAAGCAATCCATGATGCTAAAGATATGCTAATTGAACGATTTGATTATATATGTAGTCAAGACCCATCTTCTGCAAGATTTATGTATGAAAATAATGTAATGGCGGGATATATTCCAGAAGAAGGTATTCGAAGTGCGCTCAAGCATGGGACATTAGCGGTCGGTCAGTTAGGTTTGGCGGAGTGTTTGGAAATTTTAATTGGAGAAAACCATACAACAGAAAAAGGTATGGAATTAGCAAAGCAAATTGAAAATCTATTTAAAACTCGATGCGCTGAATTTAAAAACGAATATAAACTTAACTTTGGTGTATATTATACTCCAGCTGAAAATTTATGTCATACTGCTTTAGAAAAATTTAGAGATAAATATGGAGTAATTCCAAATGTAAGTGATAGAGAATATTTTACTAATTCTATGCATGTACCAGTTTGGGAAGAAGTAAATCCTTTTGAAAAAATAAACATTGAGAGTCAATTAACAGGTTATAGCTCTGCGGGATGTATTACATATGTAGAACTTGAGGGTGCAGTCCTTAGTAATATAGAGGCTCTTGAGGCTATTGTAAACTATGCTATGGATTGTGATATTCCATATTTTGCATTAAATATTCCTAATGATTTATGTTTAGATTGTGGTTATACCGGTCTAATTAATAAAGAATGTCCTCAATGTCATGGCAGTCATATCCAAAGACTTAGACGTGTAACGGGTTATTTAACAGGAGATTATCTTACAGCATTTAATAAAGGAAAAATTGCAGAAGTTGAAGATAGATATAAACATAGTAAAAAATTGAGAGATATTCAATATAAGTTTTCTTGACAATAAATAAAAAATATGATATAATAAATTATAAAAATAAGGAGAAAATAATATGGGAGAAATTGATTTAGGTCTTAACTTATACGAATTCAATAAGCAAGGTATGGCACAAGAGAAACCATTAGATGTAATAGATTTTAATAGACAAATTATAAATATGGTTGAAGATGTTGCCGCACGTTCAAAATACTGGATGCTTTTGTGTAGAGAAAGAAATGATTATACTGTTTTTATTATATTAACAAAAGAAGGCACA